ATTGGGGTGCAGAACATGGCGGCGACCACCTCGGCCATCACCGTCGCTCGCACGCACTCTGCGGTCCAAGCATGGGCGATGCGGACCAAGGACGCACTGGAACTCGCTCTCGTCTTCATGGCGCGCTGGGCGAAGCTGCCGGAGACGGCCGAGTGCTACGTGCACACTGACTTCTCCGCCGAGATCCTTGCCGATGCGGACGAGAAGCTGTTGCTCGAGGCGCTGACGCTTGGCCGGATCACGCTCGACACCTGGTGGGACGAGATGCAGCGTCGCGGCATCCTCGGGCCCCAGTTCGACAAGATCAAGGAGGCGTCCGCGCTGGCATCCGGCGGCGACGATCTCGGCATGGGCGAGGATGAGATCGACCAGACGGTCGATGACGATCAGCAGGCCGCCTGATGGCCCTGACGGCAGACAAGACGGCCGACCTGACCATCCTGCACCAGATCGGACTGCAGCGGTTCTCGGTCGGTGTGGTGAAGCGCATCCGGTCCGTGCTGCGGCGGATGCAAGTGGACATCGAGGCGCAGATCAGGGAGCGGCTGTCCTCAGGCGACAACGCGGCGCGCGATGCGAGCTCGTTCCGCCTGTCGTCGCTTCTCCAGCAAGTCCGGTCGACGCAAGGCGAGGCACATCGGGTCATCCGCTCCGAATTCGATCGCGAGATACAGGAGGCGGTCGCCGCCGAGGCAGATTTCATCACCGGCATGGCACGGCTGCAGGTCGGCACAGAGGTCAGCCTTGCCAGCGTGTCGGCGCAGCAGCTTGAAGCCGCCGTCGTCACGCATCCGCTGCAGGGCAAGACGCTGAGGCAGTGGACTGCACAGCTTGAGACCGGCGACGTGTCGCGGGTCCAAGGTCAGATCACGATGGGCTACCTGGAGGGTGAGAGCGTGCCACAGGTGGTGCGCCGGGTTCGCCAGGTGGCCACAGTGACCGAGCGTGGTGCCGAGACGCTGGTCCGCACGTCGATGACGCACATCAATGCCCGCGCGGTGGAGCGGAACGCTGCGGCCAATCCAGGCCTGTTCGAGCGGTACCAGTGGGTCTCGGTGCTGGACAACCGCACGACGCCAGTGTGCCGGGCACGCGCGGGCAAGGCCTTCTCGCACGGGTCCGGTCCGCTGCCGCCGGCGCACGCCGGCTGCCGGTCAACGGTCTTCTCGCTGGTGCCGGGTGTCGGGCCGGCTGAAGACATTGGATATGAGGACTGGCTGAAGCGGCAGGACGCGGCGACACAGCAAGACATCCTCGGTGCGGCGCGCTATAAGCTATGGAAGCAGGGCGGCATCAAGCTTGACGGCTTCGTCGATGGCGGACGCACCCTGACGCTGGACCAACTCAAGGCCCGGGACGCAGCGGCGTTCCAGAAAGCGGGACTGTGACGGAAGAGCCCTCCCGGCTCAGAGTGATCCAAGGCGGCGCCGGACAGAAAGAGTCCCGGCGGCCAGAGAAGCGCGTCCGGGCCTCAGGAAAGCGCGTAAGCGAACAGCCCTTCGTCTGCTCGGCCTGCAACGAGACATCGCTCCAGCGGCTTCGTCTGGGCGCGAGGGACGTGAACGGCAAGCTCCGCGGCGGCGAGGACTGGTGGTGCTGTGGCGGATGCCGGCGCGCCTGGTACCGGATCAAGAGTTACGACTGACCACGATCGGTCGGAGAGAATGCCAAAGGCTCGCACCACGCGGGCCTTTTTCATGTCCGGTGAGATGCCGGCCACTCCGGGCAGCGAGATGCTGCCAACCCACACATAGGCGAGATGCCAAATGTTCGATTTCGAACCAGAACTCGACACGCTTGATAGCGTGCCAGACGAATTCCGCACGCTCTACAGCGACGACGGCGAGGGCAAGTTCATCCTCGCGCCCAAGCTGGCCGAGAAGCTCGGCAACGGGGCAGGGGCTGCCAAGGCACTCCGCACCGAACGCGCTGCCAAGACGGCTGCAGAGCGTGCTCTTGCTGCCTTCCGTGCCATGGGCGAGACGCCGGAGGCCATCTCCACCCAGATCGCCGAACTCGAAGCCGAAGCCAACAAGGCGTCCGGCGCAGAGGACCGCGTCGCTCGGGTGAAGACGGACCTGGAAAAGACCTTCGGCACGCAAATCAGCTCGCTACAGACCGAGCTCGACAACGAGCGCAAGCGTGGCGATGCGGACTTCGTTGCTCGCGTCCATGCCGACATCATCGCCCAGGCCGACGGCATTCCTCACGCTCTCGGGCCGATCCTCCGGGAGCGGTCCAAGATCAAGCGGAACGACGACGGCACCCGCTCGGTCGTGTTCATCGACGAGAACGGCGAGGAAGTCACCAACGGTGCTGGCGACCCCATCCAGCCCAAGGCCTACGCCGAGAAGCTGAAGGCCGACGAGGCCTATGGATTCGCCTTCAAGCCCTCGGGCGCCAAGGGCGGAGGATCCGCCCCCAATCCGCACCGTGGCGTCGGCGGAAAGAACCCCTTCCACAAGGACAGCCAGAACCTCACCGAGGCCAACGAGCTGATCAAGACCAACCCGGAACGTGCCCGCGCGCTCGCTGCGCAGGCCGGCTTCCCCGTCAATTGGTGAAACCAAAGCGTCCGCTGAGGTGAACCTAACCCCGCCATCCAAGGAGAATTGAATGGCCACCACTCGCCTCACGGACGTCATCTACGGTCCGCTGCTTCTTCCTGCCATCCAGACGCGCATTGCCCAGCGTTCTGCCATCCGTAACTCTCCGATCGTCACGGCCGACGCCCAGATCGCCGAGTTTGCGAATGGCCCCGGCGATCTCGTCGAGCTGCCGTTCTGGAACGATCTCACCGGCAACTCGAACGTGTCGACCGACGATCCTGCGCAGTCGGCCGTGCCGAACAAGCTGACACAGGGCCAGGACATGGCTCGCAAGATCCGCCGCAACAACGGCTGGCAGTCTGCCAACCTCGTTGCGTCTCTGCTCGCTGCGGATCCTCTCGACTCCATCGCGAACCTGATCGGCGACTACTGGGTCCGCGAAGAGCAGCGGATCATGGGCCAGATCATGACCGGCCTGTTCGCCTCCAGCGGCATGGCAGGCAACCGGCTCGACGTCGCCAGCGAGGCAGGCGCGACCACCCCGGTTCTCCTGGATGCAGAGGTCGCCGCTGACGCGTATTCGCTGCTCGGCGAGTACGGCGAGACCCTGTCCGCGGTCATGATGCACTCCCGCGTCAAGAACAACCTGCGGGCGGCACGGGCGATCGACAAGTTCAAGGACCCTGTCACGGGCCTGGAGTTCGACACCTGGGACGGCAAGATCGTCTACGTCTCCGACCAGTGCCCGCGCGTCGCCGGCAGCACCTCGGGCTTCAAGTACACCTCCTACCTCTTCGGGAACGGCGCCATCGCCTACTCCGAAGCGACGGGCGCAGGCGGTCCGAAGAAGCCGATTGAACTCTCCTCGGTCGCAGAAGCCGGCAACGGTGAGGGCGTCGAGACTGTCTGGCACCGCCGCCACTGGGTCATGCACCCGCGCGGCGTCGCGTTCACGGGCTCGCCTGCTGCGGCTTCCGGTGTCACGGACAGCGAACTCGGCACCGGCGGCAACTGGACCCGCAAGTACGATCCGAAGCTCATCCGCATGGTCGCGGTGACGACGAACGGCTGATCTGGCGGGGCTTCCGGCCCCGTTCCCCCCTTTTCCAAAATGGAGTGGTCAGATGACCGAGAAGACAAAGCGCGACCTGCCTACCGACCTCGTCGAGGCTGAGGCACTGCAGCGCGCCGACGAATCCCGCGCCAGCGTGATGCGACGCAAGGCGGGAAAAGGCGACGCTTATGCAAGCGCTGCCGATGATGCGGCCAAGGATGCCAAGGAATCGTCCGATCATTACGAGAAGCTTCGCGGCGAGCGCGAAGGCCTTCCACGCGATCTGTCGGGCGTCTCCCGCGGCCTTTCCGACAGCGTCGGCAACTTCGCCCCGAACGTCGACGTGCTCACCGCGGGCGGCACGGGCGTCGAGGCAAGCAACACCAACGTCGATACCGGTGAGCAGGCGAAGACCGCCGATGAAGCCGGCACTACGTCCCAGGTCGAGATTCCGGCCGACTGGGAAGCCGCTCACTGGCGCACTCGTGTCTCGATGGCCGAGAAGATCAGCGGCAAGAGCGACCTTAAGGTCGAGGACGCGAACCCCATTATCGTGGCAGAGATCGCGCGCCGGGGATGACCACGATCGCCTACCGCGACGGCGTGATGGCGGCTGACAGTCGGGCCTATGCCGGGTTCAACACGGCTCTCGGCACGAAGATGAAAATCCGCCGTTGCTCCGACGGTACGTTGGTCGGGTGCTCCACGAACCAGGTGGGCCTTTCAGAGGCCCTCCTGACATGGGTCGAGGCAGGCGCGGATGTCGATGCTACGCCGCGCTGCCCGGAACCGAAGTTCGCGTTGCTCGTAGTCCAGCCTGACGGCAAAGCACTCTATGCCCACGACAGCTTCAACCTGACGGGGCCTATCACCGCGGACTTCTTCGCGATCGGCAGCGGCGAGGGCTTGGCTCAAGGCGCCATGCACCACGGCGCTTCTGCGGAAGAGGCGGTCGCGATCGCCTGCAAATGCGATGTCTGGTCCGGTCTGCCGGTCGTTATCCTTCGCCACACCGAGGACTGACCATGGCCTATGCCACACCGGCCGACATCGTCGCCTTGCACGGCCAGCGCACGCTCAACGCACTCGCTGATCGCGACGACGACGGGGAGATCGACACCTCGGCCGTTGAAGCGGCGTTGGCCGGCGCCTCGGCCGAGATCGATACCTACCTCAGCATGCGCTACTCGACGCCGCTCCCCACGACGCCTGCCATCGTCAAGATCGCAGCCGTCGAGATCGCGACTTACCGCCTGGCCAACAACGGGCTGAACCTGTCCGAGGATCTGCGCAAGCGGTATGAGGACATGATCCAGCGGATGAAGGACATCGCCGGGGGCAAGGCGAACCTCGGCATTCCCGCGCTCGATAACGGCGCGACACAGGGCGACGACGACTGGAAGGTCCCGGTTGCCTCCTTCGGCATGAATTCACGCTGATGGCCGTTTTCAACGTTGATGTCGAAGCTGCCGCCGCGGCGCTGGCCATGCGCGCCTTCGCTATGCGCGGGACGGCGAGCCTGATGGAGACGCTCGGCATTCTTGTCGAGGGCCAGACCAAGCGCAGGTTCGCAACCAAGACCTCGCCGGACGGTGCGGCGTGGGCAGCGCTCAAGCCGTCAACGATTGCCAGACGTCGGAAGAAGTCCAGCAGCATCCTGACAGACACCGGCCGCCTCATGGGCTCGATCTCCCACACCTCGTCAGCGCGTCAGGCAATCATCGGGACAAACGTCTTCTACGGCCCATTCCACCAGCGCGGCACGAGCAGGATGGTCGCTCGGCCGTTCCTCGGCGTCGGAGCGAAGGACATGGCCGAAATCAAAGCGGCCGTCGAGGCATGGGCGGGGGCGTTGACCTGATGGCAGACGGTCTCATCGTTCAGACACAGAAGGCCGTCGCAGCCTACCTTCAGCGCACGATCTCGCGCCTGCCGACAGTTCAGCACGTGCCAGGCATGTTCGACGCCGAGATGGCCAAGCGGGTGATATCCGCCCGTGGCGCCCCGCACATGGCGTTCATCGGCGCGGGCAACCCGGAACGCCTCGCCGGCGGCAATAGCGTGCTCCTCGCCACCTATGGCGTCTATGTGGCGGCCGTGGGCGGGGATCGGCACTTCGAAGCGGTCAACACGCTGGAGGCTATCGCGATCGCGCTGTCGAACGCGGACAACGGCGACACGAATGACATCGACGTGCCCTTCGCCGAAGGCGTCATCCTTGGGGACATGGAGAACCTGTTCGATACCGAGGCGGGGAAGACCGCTATCGCGATCTTCGGCCTGTCGTTCGCGGTCAAGCTCACCATCGGCACGTCGACGTTTGCCGACGATCTCAACGTCCTGATCCCCACCGACTTCCCGACAGTGACAGGGCTTGATGGTGAGGGCGAAGTGTTCGACCCGGCCAATCCGAGCGAGGAAGTCTTCGTCGATGCCGTCCCTTGATCGAATTGCAGCTCGCCTGGCAGCCGAGCTGGAGCGGCAGGCCTGGAGGCTATCCCGGATGCGGCGGCCCGCTGTCGTGGCGGAATATGACCCAGTGAAGCACATGGCACGGGCCCGGCTCACGACAGCCTCCGGCACGGGTGGCATGACGCCCTGGTGCCACGTCCAGGAAGCCGCCGGCGCGCAGAACAGTCGCACTACGCTGACGGTCGGACAGACGGTCTGGGTGGACTGCCCGAACGGTGACCTTCGACAGGCGCAGGTCAGTGTCGGGACGTTTTCCGACACGCACAAGTCCTCGTCGCAGGCCGCCGAGGAAACCCGCCTTGAGCGGGGTGAGGGATGGGTCGCGGTGCGCCCCGATCAGGTCGAGCTAAAACGCGCCGACGGCATCGTTTCGATCAATGGCGACGAAAGCCGGATGGCCCACGGCGACGGCGTCGTGCGGATCCAGGACGGCAAGGTCTACATCAACTGCTGAGGCAACATGGCCGCATTGATAGCGCGCATCGGCGATCCCGGCAGCCATGGCGGGTCGATCGCCACGTTCTATCAGGCGGTGTGGTGCGAAGGGCCCAAGGCTGCAGGCGTCGGCGACATCTACGCGTGCCCCATCCACGGGCCGAACCCGATCATCACTGGATCCCCGACGTCTATTTTTGAGGGACGGTTCTGCGCGCACCACGGGTCGATGACCGCGTGCGGCGCCACCATCATCGCCGATTCAACCAAAAGCTACGTCAACGGAGGCTGATATGCCCGAATACACCGTCACGAAGAATGCGCCCGACGAGATCAACGGCAAGCGGGCTGCCGCCGGCGATACGGTCCTCATGACGGAGACCCAGGCCGAGCACCTGCTTCGCAAACGACACATTGAGCCAAAGGCCATCGTGGCACCCGATCAGGCGCCGCAGCAGTCCGCGCCGCCTGCCGCGCGCACCGCCCCCCGGACGGAAGCGAAGGCAGTTAATGGCAACCGGGATTGATCGGCGGACTGGCAAGGCCCTGACCGGCTGGTCTTACACCGTCCAGGCCCTGAACACGATCGCTACCACCTACATCGGTGAGCGTGTCATGCGCGAATACGTCGGCAGCCTGAACCCTGGGCTGCTGGTGAAAGAGAACCTCACGCGTGGGCCGCTTGAGCGGTGGGTCTATGCGCTCCTGCTGACCTGGGAGCTCTGGGTTCCGATGTTCGACGTCCAGAGCTGGGAATACATGACCGAGGGCGACGAGCGGGACGGGGGCTTCGGCATCCAGTTCTTCGGCGCGCACATGCCGAACGCTCACCTCGGCGACTATTCGATCGAGGCCAACCGCCGCATTCGGGCGACCACCGCGGCGAACGCCATCCGCATCCTTGGTATTTGATCTGAGAGGCCGCCATGGCTCGCTTTACGACCGAGGGGCTGCCGTATCCGGTCGTCATCCAACCGCTCGACTATGAGGCCACGCTGGACCGCCGCCTGGCTGAGTTCGTCGAGACGATGCACGAGCACGGCGTCGAGTACGACGTCGAGGACATGGAAACCGATCCGGCCGTCATCGGGGCGGAAGCCGCGGCCGTCGGTGACAGCTACTTCATCGACTACGGCAACCACGTCGCTCGCGTCGTGCTCTTGCCGTCCTTCGCCATCGGCTCGGATCTCGATCTGCACGTCGCGCGGAACGGCCTCACTCGATTTTCCGGCGAGACGGACGCGGCCCTGCGCGAGCGGGATCGGCTGGCACGCAAGGGCAAGAGCGCCGCCGGGCCGGACGACTATTACAAGTCGAAGGCTCGGGACACTGACGTGCGGGTGCGCGACGTCGCGGTGGAAGCAGAGACGCGAAACGCGTCCGAGCGCGTACTGATCCTGTCGGTGCTGACGTCGGACAACGGTGGTCTGATCGGTGACGAGCTGAAGGACACGCTCACGGCGGCTCTTAACGACCCGAGCTTCCGCTCGAGGAACGTGACGGTCGAGGTGGTGCCGGCAATCATCACCACAAAAAACGTTGTCGCCACGATCTACATCTACCCGGAGACCCCGGATGTCGTCGTGACGCAGGCGCGCCAGGCGCTCCTCGACGCGGTAACTGCTGATCAGCAGCTCGGCTTTGACCTGACGGAATCCTACGTGACGAAGCACCTCCACCGCTCCGGTGTGCAGCGTGTCGAACTGCAGAGCTGGGTTGATGCCTTCGCCGACTTCAACGAGGCTATACGGCTCGGCACGGTGACCGTGACAACGATCCGGCTGACGTCATGAGCGAGGCGCTTCTGCCGTCCGACGCGGGGCCCGCCACGCGCGCCTATGCGGCTATGTGGGACAGCTTCGGCCGCTACGGGAGCTTCATCGGCACGATCAAGCACATCGGCATCACGATCATCCCCGATGACTGGGTGCCTTGGTTCATCTGGGATTACGGCCTCGAAGACGTCGTGCCCTATGTCCGCGACTATCGCCGGGTCCTGGCAGAGGGACCGGAGTGGCAGCGCACCCGCGGCACCGATCGCGGCATCGAGATCGGTATCGGTTGGGTCGAGAGTGCTGGCGTCGTTGATGCCCCTGACGGACGCCACAACTGGTGGGAATTTCAGGTCGGGTTCACGGTGCCGCCGTCGGACCTTGCGCAGATCCAGCAGCTCGCCGGCATCATCAAACTGTCCTCGGCAGCCGAGGACGAACTGTTCCGCATGTTCTCGCCGGGCCGCGATGTCCGGCCGGTTCGGATGGATCAGCACCGGTACGACGACGGCCTGATGGATGACTATTCCGGCGAGGTGCTGTGGCCGGATGGCCCGCAGATCTCGTTCGGATGGGCCGGCGACATCGAGGCGGACTTCGGCAGCGACGTCGTTGGCGCCGACAAGATCATCGTCTCGACCGAGATTGACCGCCTCGACGGCTACCGGATGGACATCGACCTCTTCGAAGGCCGGGCGCCAGCCCTGACCGAGCATGCGGTCGACATCGAACAGAACATGGAGGCCGCCGCCTTCGCACGCGACGTGTGGCCGAGCCGTTGGCCCCGCTCGTGGGCCGAGGCCGTGCATCCAACCGCAACCTCTTCACCCTGGGAGACGACATGAGCACGAAGCTGCTGACGACGCGCGGCCGAGAGGTCATGGCAGGCTCGATGGCGGCGCTACCGTTCGTCGCGGCGCTGTCCGCGGGCGAGCCGGCATGGGACGCGGCCTGGGACCTGCCGAACCCGCCGGAGCCGTCCCTCGACGTGCTGAACGTCATCGACCTCGTCGGCTACGTCCGTCCGACCATCGTCGGGTTCGTCACGCCCGATCCCGATGGCCTGATCGTGACGGACGAGGGCGGGACCTATTCCAACTCGGAGGAGCGCACCCGCTTTCTGCGCGTCAGGATCTCGGTACCAGCCGGAAGCTTCACCGGCGTGCGCATCCGTGAGGTCGGCATCTTCGCGAACGTCGAATACGCGCCCGGCGTCCCCTCGGGGCGCACCGTCTTGCTGCCCGGCGATGTCGTCTCGCCCGGCGATCTCTTCCAGCTGGTCTGGTCGCCGCCGCAGTTCATTGACGCCGGCACGTCCTATGCCCGCAACTTCATCCTGAGGGTCTGATGCTGAACTATTTCAACCGGCGGGCACTCTCGGGGTTCATCGCCAAGCGCTATGCCGAGGTGCTCCATCGTGGCCGGCAATATGTCGAGAGCGCCGAGGCGAACGAGTCCCAGGGCATCCTGATCGAGCGCCTCGGCACCGTTGGCGATGCCGCGCTCGGCCCGATCAGCCTTCAGTCGGGCGGAACGCTCGTCGTCGACATTGAGACCGGCGTCGTGCGCGTCGGCGAGGCCGTGGTCTGGGCCGGCGGCTACATGCATCAGGTGCCCGAAGCCACCCTGACCGGCGTGCCGATGGTTGGCATTACCGTGATCGGCATCGCGGTCACCAGCGCGGTTATCACCGAGATCGAGGATGTCCAGCTGAAGGGCATCGTTCCCAACTCGAAAAGCCATGGCGAGCCGCTGGGCGCGCGCCGCCGCTACGACGCGGTCTGGGCTCGCTCTGGCGATCCGTTCTATCCCATCTACACCCTCGTCGATGGCTTGCTGCCGAGCGACGTGGCGACGCCGCAAGACACGTCGGCGGAGCGGGCGGTCGAGCGCCACATAATCGAGACGCACGGCTCGCACATTTCCGAAGGCTTCCGGGTGTCGCCGGGCGGGTTTAACCCGACCACGCATGAACAGACGCTGATCATCGGCGCCGGCATCCTGCGGGCCTTTGGCCGCCGTGTGTCGCGATCGGTCGACCAGCGCTTCCGACGTGCCGAGAACCCCGCGCTCATGCAGGTCAATGGCGAGACGCACGGCTATCCCGCTGGCGGTGTCGTGAAGCTGAACAACGGGCCCATCGACAGCGTGCAGACCGTCACCGTGGTCAAGGAGGTCACGCGGACCATCACGCACCAGCTGGCCGGTGGCACCGACACGCTGCCCGACACGCCGGTCTACTCGATCCAGTCGGTCACCCAGGGCGGCACCACCTATGCCGCCGGCACGTCGTTCAATCGCGTTGGCGACGGCATCAGCTGGTCGCCGGCGGGACCGGAGCCGGCGCCCGGCACGAGCTATACCGTGACGTTTCGCTACACTGCCACCGTCACGCCGCTGGCGATCGGCCGCAACACGCTCACGCTGGAAGCCGCTGTGGTCGACCAGCCCGTGACGGTCATCTACCGCTACAAGCTGCCGCGCATCGACGTGCTCGCGATCGATCTCGACGGCAACGTCGTCTACATCGAAGGCATCTCCTCGAAGTATGGCGCCGTCCCGCCGCCCGTGCCGTCGCCGCTGGCGCCGCTGGTGCGCATCAGCAACCAGTGGGGCATCGATCCCATCCTTGAGGACGTTGACCAGCGCAAGTTCACCGAGGCCGAGGTCCGGGCGATCTACCGCACAATGCTGAACCTGCAGGACCGGCTGTCGCTGGTCGAGTTGGAGAAGGACATTCAGGAGCGCGACCCGTCCAGCCGGAAGGGATCGTTCGTCGACCCGTTCGTCTCGGACAACCAGCGCGATCTCGGCATCGCCCAGACGGCCGCCATCGTCGGTGGCGAGTTGCAGCTGCCGATCCTGGTCACGCCGATGAAGGTCGACATTGGCCGCGCGGCGATCATGCTGCCCTTCGTGAAGGAGCCGGTGCAGAGCCAGCCTTTCCGCACGCTCAGTCGCAAGATCAACAAATATCTGAACTTCGCGCCGCTGCCGGCCATCTTCGAGATCAACCCGGCCGTCGACCGCTGGAACATCACCAGCACGTCGAGCCTTAGCCAGGCCACCGCATCGTTCGTGCAGGTCTGGGCATACCGGCCAGACCTTCTCTACACCGACCTCTACGGCACCACGTCCACGACGGCGGAGTCGTCGACCACTACGGCCCTCGCCTCGTCCTCGACCACGGAGATCGAATTCCTTCGCCAGACGGTCGTTGATTTCTCGGTCTCGCGCATGGGCCCCGGCGAGACGCTGGCGTCGTTCACGTTCGACGGTGTCGATGTTGTGCCCTCGGTCACCGGCACGAAGACCGCAAATGGTCAGGGCGTCATGACCGGGACCTTTACGGTGCCGGCCAACATCCGCGCCGGCACAAAGCCGGTCGTCATCGTCGGCGCCGGCGGGTCGCGGGCGGAAACCTCCTTCACCGGCCAGGGCACACTGACCACCGAGGTCTACGTCACCACGACGCACACCACGACGGTCGCGACCACCATCGACCCGATCGGCCAGTCTTTCCAGCTGGAAGAGCCGCGGCAGGTCACCGGCGTCCGGGTCGAGTTCACCGAGCGCGGCGACCCGGCAAACCCGGTCATCCTGGAACTGCGCGCGATGGACGGGGCCGATCCATCGGTCGATACGATCGCCGAGGGCATCACGCCCGGCACCTTCGCCATCGGCAATCCGAACGTCGTCTCGCCCGCGAACTGGACCGAAATCGACTATCGCTTCCCGACGCTGGTGCGTGCCAAGGATTTCCACTTCTTCGCGCTGCTGACCGACGATGCCGACCACTCCGTGGCCGTCGCCCAGCTTGGCGATCAGAGCGACCCAACCCGCGCGCGTGGATTCGACAGCCGCCTGCAACAGTGGGTCCGCCGCAACCCTGCCGGCGGCGACGCCTTCGACGGCTCGAATGGCCGGTCGTGGGTCGTGTTGCCCGACACCGACATGACCTACGAAATCATGGCGGCACGTTACACCTCGCTGACCCGCACCGTGGCGCTCGGCACGTTCGACCTCGGCGACATCAACGCTGGCGGCATTTCCGATCTGATGGTGCTGCTGATCGTCCAGCTGCCGACGTCGGACTGCAAGGTGCGGATCGAGATGGTGCGCCAGGGCGGCGAGGTGATTTCCTTCGAGCCGAACACGCGCCTGCAGTTCGAATCCTACCTCACCGAAGAGGTGACGATGCGCATGGTGCTGACCGGCACCGCCAGGCTGTCGCCTATCGTCATGCCCGAGTGCCAGATCCTGTGGGGCCGTATGGAAGAGACGGCGATCTACGTCTCGGAGGCGATCGCCATCGATCTCACGAACGGGCCGGCGAAGGTCCGCAGCGTCGTTGAGGTGTCGACGCCGGGGTCGTCATCCATTGCGGTTTCCGTTGGCGGAACCGGCGCCTGGACGGTCCAGACGGCGCCGCTCGCCATCTCGCTCGGCGACGAGTGGATTGAGCGGGAATACCTGCAATCCCCGGTGGCCACGGCGGAGGTCCGCGAAAAGATCGAGCTTCACGGCACGCCGAAGGATCGGCCGAAGGCTCGGCAGCTGCGCGTTCGCGCGACGGAGGTCTGATGCCTATCCTGAACGAAACGGCCCTGGGGTTCCCGCAGCCCCATCCGTCAAACGATCCATACGCGGTCGACGTCCAGCGGATCGCCGATGCCATCGAACTGATCGACGCGGCCATCCGGGCCGATCGCGCGGCGATAGACGATCGTGCCATCGCATCGGACGTTACGGCCGAGATCGACGCCGCCATTGCTACGCTGAAGGGCGCGGCGCCGGCGGCATACGACACGCTGGTCGAGGTCGCGAACAAGCTCGCCAGCAATGACGACGTGGTTGCCGCCCTGATGACGGCGATCGGCGCCAAGGCATCGCAGAGCGGGGTCGACGGTGCGGTCTCGGCGATCCTACTGCGGATCGTCGCACTTGAGACGGCCGACTATCTGCGCAAGACCGGCGGCGTGATGACCGGAGCCATCACTTTTGTGGCGGGGCAGGTTATCCCTGGCCTCGACGTGGATTTGCTCAATTCCGTTCCGACGCTTCGAAAGGATTTGCTGCTGTCCGCGTTGCAGGCAGCGGCCGCGAGCGGCGACTCGATGCGGCTGTCGGCCGGGTTCATTGATCCGTACAGTGACGTGTCCGACGTGACTTTGACCGACGTATTCTTCAACATTCCGGCGAAGATGCTCTCGATCGGAGCATCTGCTATCCCGGTCTATCCCGTTGAATCAGGGCCGACATCCGGTTCAATGTTAGGTTTTACTGGATCGGACACACTCGCATCCTACCTCCAAAATCTTAGCCAGGGCAGCACTGGCGGCGCCTATGTCTCGTCATCAGGGGGTGGGGTCTACTACTACATGGCAAGGCCGCTTCCTGCGTCAGCGATCAATACGATTGAGATCATGGCGAACGCTGGTGTCTGGCAAATAGATGAGTCGGACGATACTTCAGTATTTTCCAACGTCCGAACCGTAACATTTACCGACTCCTATAAATTCTACGTCATAGACTGCAGCAGCCTTCCGTACACGAAGCGCTATCTGAGGATCAGCCAAATCAGCGGCAATCCGCAAGTCCGTGCCGTCACGCTCAGGCAGGGGAAACGCGCAAACTATCTGTTGCCAACGCCCACACTCGTTAAAATGTGGGGAAATACGGTGCTGTCTTCGGATGTTAACCCCGTGAACGGCACCGATCTGGCGGGGGTCACTTATAGTAAAACGCCCAGCACTGCGCATTATCTTGAAGTCGATTTCCCGAGCGCCGTTCGCTTGGCCGAAATCGATCTGCATAACTGGGGCGGCTATCAGATCAGCATGGCCTGTCAGCTTATCGAGGGGTCAAATGACAAGACCACCTGGACGCCGATAACGACCTCACAAAAGTCTGGCAATAGCGGGAATGGCAGCAGTGGCCTGCTCGCGTTCTCGATCGATACGCCGGGAAGCTATCGCTACTATCGGGCAACCTTCTCGACCAACAACGGCGTGCCAATCGGAGCGTTTAGCTTCCTGACGGGCGCTGGAGGTCAGCCCATCGTTGTCTCGGCGACGCAGACCGCAGCAGCTGCCCCCGCCTCGGCACGGATCGGTGTACAGATCAAGCCGCTGTTCGGGGCGACTATTGCAGACTTCGTCGCCGAGGTCAGCCGAAACGGCGGCACGAACTGGTCGCCTGCGACCCTCGCCAAGCTCGCCGATCAGTTCGACGGCTTCGGGTTCTATGAGGCGCTTGTCGACCTCACGGGCCAGCCGTCAGGCACTCAGATGAAGTACCGCCTCCGGGGCTTGAACGACTCCCGATTTGATATCGGCGGCACACTCCTGCAGTGGAGCTAAGACATGGCGATCATCAAGCTCGGCACGCTGGCCCGCCCGGATTATTCCACCGTCGAGGAGGCCGTCGCGGGCCGGCTGGACGACCTCGCCACCATCCGCTGGCAGCACGAAGTCGGCGGGACGGCATTGCCCGACGGCACGCCCCTGCTCACCGACCGCGAGACGCAGAACAAGCTCACCGCCGCCTATGTGAAGGCGAAGGAGAGCGCCGACTTCACGATCCGCTGGAAGATCGCGCCGGGCATCTTCACGACGCTCGACGCGCAGACCACGATCGTGATCGCCGACGCGTGTGTGGCGCACGTCCAGGCCTGTTTCGAGCGCGAGGACGAGCTGACTTCGGAGATGCGCGCCGCGAGCACGATCGAGGATGTGCAGGCCGTTGATCTTCAAGTGGGCTGGCCGTGAGCGAGGTCGACCACTGCACGGCCTTCATCGAAGGCTGGTGGGCGGCGTGCTGCGCCAGCCATGACTCCAGCTATGCCGAGCAGATCGGCCGCCTTCTCGCCGACGACCGGCTCTGGTCGTGCGTCACGCACTCGTTGCCGGCGGTGGCGGTCGACAATCCTGTCATCGCGGCGGCGTGCGCCGGGGTCACGGCGGTGATCGGCGGCGTCATGTGGCTCGGCGTCCGCGTCTTCGGCGGGCGGTTCTACGACAGGAGCAGACGATGAGCGAAGCGCAACCGACCGATGAGGCGGTGCAGAAGGCCATGGATGAAGTAGCCGAGATTCGCTTCATGGATTTGGCTGCTGCAACACGGGAAGACTTAACGGAGGTCGTTCGTCGAATCCTCCACGCGGGTTTGCCGGGCTTCGATCTGCAGCCCGACGCCGATGTAGCGTGCCGGCTGAAGGCTGCGTATCCGCACGTCGCAGAGCTCAGGTATATGGATATGGATCTGGCGGCATCTCAAGAGATTCGGGATGTAGTCCGAGCTGCTTTGCAAGCTGCAGGTGCCTGCGACGATGGATAAGGTGAGCCGAAAGCCGTGTCAGCTTGTTGGGGACCTCGTCCATGGTTTGAACCAGAGCCCACATTTCTTCTGCTGTTCGCGCGGCTCGAACGCCGCGGATGACCGTGTCTATCTCGGTATCCTTTGATCCTTTTACCGGCAGTCTTTGGTCGATCTGCAGCACATCAGGCCGAGCCGGAATCCAGACGTCATGAACAAGGCGGTTTCGTCGAGGAGATATGTCATCAACGACCAAGCTCATGATCGCGTTGACCTCATCCAGCCATGTGCCATCGAACTTTTCACAGGCTGCGACTTTCCTGATTAGGCCGCATCTGTTTGCAAGCGACGCGCCCGTAGCGTCCACGACGGCCCGACGCACCTGGTTGCCGCAGCCAAGAAGAATCTCGAGGAAGCGGTTGAGGGCGTCCTCCAGCTGCGCATGGACGATGCACACATAGCCCAATGCCACCGCGTGGTCTTCTAGCCTGGCGTAAGCACCCAGGTCGATCGGCAGTCTGCTCGGCTCAGCCATGACGTCCTCGCTGCATTGGTCGCAAGGAACTGAGGTCATCAAGGGTGAGTGAACCTGACCACCCGCGCTTGATTCCTCCATCCCATCCGCCGCCCGCGACACCCGTGCACAGGGTGGGCGCCGGTGCGGCCGTGCTTCTCCGGTGCGGCCGCTTCACTCCCCGCGGCTTCCGCCGCGATCCGACAGGCCGTCCCGGTGGGCGGCCTTTTTCATGCCGATCAGGCCCTTCGGCAAGGCGATCCATCATCAAAGGAGCCTGAGATGGCTGAGCCCAAGATCGGCTTTACGATCGACACCCAGGGGGCGGAAACGCTTGTCCCGTCGTCCGCCGAGATGTCCGTGATCGGCGCAACCGTGACGGCCCCGAATAAGACGAGCGGCATCGAGTACAACACGCTCTATCGGGTCAACAGCGATGACGCCGAGTTCTTCACTTCGCTCGGGATCGGCGGCACTGCGCAGCAGGCCATGATCGGTGCCGGCAAGCAGCTCGGCGAGATGTCGCGATCCACCCGCATGGTGATCAACGTCGTGCCCGAAGGCGCGAACGATCAGGAGACCATGGCCAACATCGTCGGCAACCCGGTGACCAAGACCGGCGTGCACCTGATGAAGCGGGCAGGGCAGAAGGTCGGGCTCATTCCCCGCATCCTGATCCAGCCGGGCTACACAGGCATCTACGTTGCGGACGGTGTGAAGTCGCTGACGATCAATGCGGGCGGCACCGGATACCTCGTGAACGACGCCCTTACCGGCACCGGTGGCGGCGGTACCCAGTTCGCAGGCAAGGTGACGGCGGTCAACGGCATGGGCGCCATCACGGCGGTGCAGATCACGAACTCCGGCTCGAGCTACGAGACCAACCCGACGATCGCGGTGACGACCGCCGCCGGCTCCGGGGCAGACATCTCTGCATCAGTTGGTTCGCTCGCCAACGCGGTCTGCGCCGAGGTCGCATCGGTGTGCGACACCATCCTCGCCGTCTCGCCCGTCACCGGTCCGGCGAACAACCTGCTCGGCGCGATCAACTGGCGCGAAACGCTCGCTTCCAAGCGGCTCATTCCGACTGAGACCGACGTCATCATTCAGGGGCCCGAAGGTCCGATCACAGTGCCGTCCGATGCCTATGTCGCCGGCCTCATCAACCGTGTCGACGAGCTTCATGGCGGGCTGCCGTTCCACAGTGCCGGCAATCGGGCGCTCTACGGCGTTCTCGGCCCGTCGCGGACGATCGACTTCTCGCTGACCGACGGAGACACCGAGGGTCAGGATCTCCTGAACAACGACCTTGGCATCATCGTCAACGGCGAGACCGGCGACGACTTCTCGATTGCCGAGGGCGGGACGATCTATCTCGGCGTGTCGACGGCATCGAACGAGAGCCTCTGGCAGTATTACAACCAGGTCCGCGGGCGCGACTGGTTCCACCTGACGACGATCCGCACGGCGCGCGAGCTGCTCGCGCGGTTCAACAATTCGCCGCGCCTGGCGCAGACCTATCACAACACGATCAAGTCCATCATCGACGGCCTGGTCGCGCGCGAGCTGATCTACCGCGACTACAAGCTGGAATACACTCCGGGCCTCAATGCTCCAGCGGATGTGCGCTCCGGCAGCCTGAACATCTCGGTCTCGATCGAGGAGCCGGCGCCGTTCCTGCGCTCGCGCATAAAGTCTAACCGCTACGAGATCGCGCTCACCGGCTTTGTCCAGAGCCTTTCCAACCAGCTCACCACCGCGGCCCTGTGATCGCGCGACGATAGGAGACAGACCCAATGGCTATCGAATTCCTCGTCATCAAGGGCGCGAACCTGATGTGCGACGACGATCCCGACGAGAGCAATCACATCCAGCTCGACGAGATCGCCATTCCCAACCTCAAGCGCACGATGGAAGACCACATGCCGGGCGGCGGCTTCATGGCGGTCCAGGTCGACATGAACATGTACGAGGCCCTGACGCTACCGTTCAAGCTGATCGGCTTCTCGCCGGCCATGTTGCGCCGCGTAGCCTACGGGGACGGCAAGCTCCACAAGTACACGGTCTACAAGGTCATCCAGGACCAGCGGACTCGTGAAAAGCGCCGCCTCACCTGCGTCGTCAACTCTCAGCTCGGCTCGGCCGAGCAGGAGAACTACAACAAGCGCGGCTTGACCGGCTACAATTACGAGCTCCAGGCCATCGACACGATCGACCTCACGCTGGGTGATCAGAACATCTGGTCGATGAACGCCTGGACCAATCGGCGCATCGTCGGCACTGAGGACGAGAACCGGGCCGACAACACCATTCTCGGGATCTCATGATGCCGAAGGTGCTTGAGACGGCCGAGGACGTGTTTGCGGCGTTTGGCGTCGATGACACGACCGAACCCGGCGGCGAGAACGAGCACGTCTTCGCCCCGGCGGGCGTGGGGCAGGGCGGGCAGAAACCGCCACGCCCTGTGCCGCCAGTCGCCGCGGAGGAGCCGCGCTTCCGGTTCCTGGCCGAGCGCGGGGAGCGGACCATCGACCTGATCTACCCGTTCGCGGTCCGTGACCAGGAATATCGGTCCTACACGCTGCGGCGGCTGAACGCCGAACAGAGCGCCGAGGTGGGCGAGGAGCTTCGCCGCCTTGGCGACATGGCGACGCTCTACTCGGCGCTGACGGGCCTTCCGTTCATGGCAATGAAGATGATGGATGCTGATGACGCGGAGGTGCTGGCAGCCGCCGCGGTAAATTTTATGCCGGCGGCACTTCGCGCGGCTCTGACGGGGCAGCCGTAGCCAACACGGATCTTGTGGGCATCTTCGGCCGGGCGCTTAGGGCTTTCTTCGAGGGCGCGCATGATCGGAACATGGCAGTGGCACGGCTTCGCGGCGAAGCGCCGTCAGTCATCGAGGCGTGGCACCCGTCGAGGGTATGGCGGGAGTGGCAGTCGGCGGTTGAGCGGATGGCCGAGCGGTAATCGACGCTTTGTTACTTCGTCGATTCTCCTGTCAGCATAACGCCAGTCATGGGAGAGGCCGAAACGCCATATCTGACGTTGCCGAAAACGCGCTTATCGTCTGATGGCGTCGAGACCATTCCGCTGAAAATCTTCAACATCTTGCCGACCTCTTTTTTCGTCAGGGTTGGGTCGATCGTGGAGATCATGACGCCCCACACGGTCAGCGCCTTCACGCCGTCGACTTGATCTCCGGTCGGCACGAAAATCGCCATCACTCCGGACGCATTCGATCCCTCAGATGGGCTCGTAGACAAAACGATGACTGGTGCGGCGCTGGAGCGACAGACCCGCTTTGCGCCGTCCTGGCAACCAAGATCTTCGAAAGCGGCGTCAAGTTTTAGCGCCTTAGCTGTTTTGTTGAACGCAGCAGACGCGGCTTCCGCTTTGAAGCTGAACTCGGCGTTAGCGTTGCCACATGTCAACACTGACACAGACGCTGCCATCGCCGCGATAAGCATTGATCGTTTCATCGAATCCTCCGTCAAGGTCCAACATCATCACAACTGTGACGCGCTCGCAACTAGCGGAGCGTGTGGAGCGAACGAATGGCAGAAGCCGACATCCGCATCGTTATCACCGCGTTGGACCGTGCCTCGGCAACGGTGCGCAAAGTGAAGGGCGAGATCGATGCACTTGATCGCGCCGGCGGCAATTTCGGGGCGGGCGCCGGGCAGGCGGGGTCTCGGCGATCTCGGCCGGGCTCGTCTCACGTGCCCCTTTCTCCAACCTCTCCGCATCCAGATGCACCCTCTGGCATCCGTCCGCGCCATGGGCCTGGTGGCATGGCTGATGAATCAGTGCGGTCTGCCACCATGATGACGCCCCTCGGGATTGCCCCTGGGATGCTGGCCGGTGGGGCCGGAGCGCTGTCTTTCGTCAAGGCGACTGCTGCTGCTGCCGACTTTGAGTCCATGCTTACCTCGATCCAGAAGAAGGCATCGACGACAAACGAAGAGACATCCGCAATCGGCAAAGACATTCTCGATCTAGCGACGTCAGGCGAACTCGCTGTTTCGATCGAGGAGATAGCTGCGGCATACGAACGGGCGGCCGCCGGTGGTCTTCCGATCGGCGAACTGAAGGAATTCGCCAAGCTTTCATCGAAGGCCGCAGACGCCTTTGAAATGTCGTCGACCGACGTTGGGAACGCCGCGATGGGCTTCAACAAGGTGCTTAAAATACCGATGTCGGGCATGGAGCGATACTTCGACCTTATCAATTCTCTGGCGGACAGCGGCATCGCTGACGAAAGCGACATTGTGAACTTCGCGGACAGAGCCGGTGCCTCGCTCAAAATGTTCGGGCTGACGAACGAGGAGATCGCTGCGCTCGGCTCTAGCATGCTGATCCTGAAGATCCCGGCCGAGGTAGCCGCGAATGCCATGAAGACCCTGACGACCCGTATACGGGCGCCTGAGACGATGGATAACAAGGGGCAGGTTTGGCTCCAAAAGCTCGTTGGAGACGTATACGAGTTCCAGAAGCTGATCACAAAGGACGCCAATGGGGCTCTTCTGAAGCTACTCGAGAACATCGACAAGCTCGATGAGGCCGAAAAGCCGGGGGCCCTGGCGGCGCTGGCTGGCGGCAACTACAACGACAACGTCGCTACTCTTGTGGCGGGCCTCGATGAGTACCGCCGCTCGCTGAAGCTGGTGCAGGACGAGGCCTCATGGAAGGGCTCTCTCGGCTCGTCCTACGACCTGAAACTCGATGACTTCTGGTCGCAGTGGCAAACGCTGAAGAACGAAGCGAAGCGCCTCACAATCGACGTCGGCGACATGGGCATGCCGGCGGCGAAGGCTGCACTGGAAGGAATGCGGTCCGTCATCCAGGAGATCAGCGCGGGGCTCGAGGCCTTCAAGGTCAACATCGATCCGGCATCCATCGCCGCGGCGAAGTCGGCTCTCGGCGAACTCGTCGACACGATCTCCGAGGCCTTGAACATTGACACATCGGGGTCGCAGACCACGCTGTTCTTTACCCAGTTGGCACAGTCGGTCAACGAGATCTCAGACGGCATCGCCAAGACGGCAGGGCTGATCGACGTCATCATCGAGAAGACGCGCGACCCGTTCGGCTTGAACCCGAAGGACGAGAAGGGGGCGCCTCCCGGCATCGGGCCGACCTCGCCGGAGTGGCGGCCGGTCATCGGTGACGGGAAGGGCCTTGGCCTCAATGTTGAGAAGGGGTCGATCGCGGACACGGTGATGAACTCGGTCGGCGATGCTGTGCAGGCCATCGACGATCGACACGACCGCGTGCGGCGCGAGCGGGGCGCGGCGGCTGAGGTCGCAAACCAGCGAGCGGCTGAGGACCGGTCCCGCTCGCTTGACGCTTTCGCAGGCGGCACCGGACTTGAGACGCCAGCTTCCTCGACACGGGCGGGCCGTGGCGGTCGCGTAGGGCCGCCTGGAGCCACTCCGCCGCCCGTCGACCCCTCCCGCTTCGCCACCACGCCCGCGCAAGCGGCAGAAATTCAGGCCACGGCCTCGATCGATATCGTCAGCTACATGGCTGGCATCAGCACGATCGACCAAGCCAAGGTCGAGGCCGAGCGTCCAATCTACACCTCTGCTGGGCTGAACACTGCCGCGTTCCTTGCAGGCCTTGGCACCATGCAAGGCGCAGCTGCAGCCGCCGTCGCTCAGATCAATGCGACGCTAGCCGGTATCCACGCGCCGAGCGTCGGGGCAGGCGGCGGCAATGAATACGGCGCAACCAGGCGCGCTCAGTTCGCCCCGGTGACGCCAGGAGGAGGCCTTTAATGGCGCTCTACAATATCGGCGGCGTCCGCTGTCAGCTTCGGCCGTTCAACGTCGACCAAGCCGACGACGAAAGCGAGATGCCCTTCGCCCGGCACAAGATCCTGGGAGCCAGGACGTCGCACGAGAAGACGGCAGAGGTCGAACGCAAGCTGAGCCTGGAAGGGTCGATCTTCCCACGTCGGGCCGAGCTCGACGGTCGGCCCGAGTTGTCGCTCCTGGAAAGCATTCAGGCCGCCGGACAGCCGATCCTGGTCCTTCGGGGCAACAGCAAGCTCGGCTGGTTCGTGATCACGCGCCTGCGTCAGGAACACAGCTATCTCGACCCAGACGGCTACGGCCGAAAAGTCCGGGTGTCGATCGATCTCGAGGCGACGCAGAAGTCAGGCAACCGGTCCGTCGCGGCCGACATCGTGACGAGGCTCACCGGCTATGTCTGAGACCTATGAGACGGTGACGGTGAAGCGTCTGAACGGGATCACGCTCTCGCGCATCATCTGGAACCGCTTCCGTCAGCCAATGGGCGAGCAGCGCGTTTTCGAGCGCACGCTTGACCGCAATCCGGGCCTAGCGGAGATCGGGCCCATCTTGCCGCTCGGGACGACGTTTGAGCTTGTCATCCCCAGTCCCGAAGAGACTTCCGACCGTGTGCCTGTCATTCGGCTTTACGGCATCGCGACATGAGCACGATCCTGCTCGACGTCACGATCGCCGGTCGGAACGTCACGTCGATCTTGAGCCCGATCGTCCAGTCGGTGAAGACGTTCGACGGGACGGACAACGAAGCCGACAGCGCCGACATTGTTCTCGCCGACAACGACGGCCGGACGTTCATGGCAAACGCACAAGACGCGGTGTCGATTTCGCTCGGCCGATCGGAGATCGGCATCGGGCTGGTCTTCGAAGGGTTTGTCGACGAGCCTCGGTCCAAAGGCAGCCGTGGGGGCGGGCGCACGCTGGCCATCACCTGCAAGTCGGTCGATTTGAGCGGAAAGGCCAAGGAGACCGGCGAGAAATACTGGGACGACAAGCCTCTCGGCGATGTGCTGAAGGATGCCTTCTCCGACACTGGCATCTCGCTCCTCGTCGACCCGTCGTTCGCGTCGATCCAACGCGCTTTTGAGAGCATGGATGGGCGCGACCCTCTGACGTATGCCGCGGACATTGCCCGGGAAGTTGGCGCGACGTTCAAGACGATGGGCAGTCGGGCGGTCTTTGCGCAGCGCAATTCAGGCTTGGCACTGACCGGCACAGCGCTTGCGACGTTCGAAGCGACCTGGGGCGACAACCTTCTGTCGTGGGACATCACGCCGATCATCCCTCGATCGTCATACTCCCAAGCGATTGGGCGCTGGTTCGACTTCCGCAAAGGCGAATGGAAGGAGGAGCTCGAAACGCTCTCGGGTCAGGCCTCGCTCCTGAGCACGATCCAGCGCGCCGACCAGACTCACGCCAAGGATGCCTCGCAGTCGGGCAAGGCAGGCGCTGAGCGCGATGCCGGCGCCGGGACCATCTCAGTGAAGGGTGACTTCCGCGCGCAAGCCGGTGGGCGCTGCAGGGTGTCTGGCACGAGGCCGGGCGCGGACGGCACGTACATCATCAGCTCCGTCGAGCACAACGCGTCGGTCAGCGATGGCTTCACCACACGGATAGAGCTCAAGCATCCGCACGATGGGGCCGGCGTCGATAGCCGCTGACCGGTCTTCCCCGAATTCCTCATAGGGCTCTTGAAGTTCCCCTACAGGGCGAACGGCGGCGCTGCTCGGGGGAGTAGCGCCGCCAGTATGGCACCTGCTTCAGCAAAGCGGGTTGGCCGTGCTGGTGGCGCCATACTCGCCGCCGAATCTATCTAAAATCTTAAGCAAACAGCGGCTCGCCTTCATCGGCGGGCCTTTTTCATGAGGTCTGCAATGAACCGCAAAGCCTTTTACGATGCCGTCCGCGCGCACGTCGGCGTACTCAATCAAGGCCAGGTCGGCGGCTTCGAGCGATACCTCGACGAGGGTGAGCGCCGCGGCACGCAGCTCGATTGGCTCGCCTACATCATCGCCACGGTCTTCTGGGAGACGGCTCGCACCATGCTGCCGGTCAAGGAGGCCTACTGGAAGAGCGAGGCCTGGCGGAAAGCCAACCTGCGATACTTCCCCTGGTACGGCCGTGGCGACATCCAGCTCACCTGGGAGGCCAACTACCGGAAGGCCGGCTTGGCGATCGGCGTCGACCTGATCAAGGACCCTGACGCCGCCCTCGATCCGGCCAATGCCGTGAAGATCGCCTTCGAGGGAATGGAGCACGGCTGGTTCACCGGCAAAGACCTCGCCGACTATCTCGACGGCGTGGATGAAAGCGAGGCCGAGGATCTTCGGGAGTTCGCCAACGCCCGGCGGATCGTGAACGGCGTCGACAAGCAGATCGAGATCGGGAAGCTCGCGCTGGCGTTCGAGGGCGCGCTGAGGGCGGCCGGGTATGCCGGCGTCGCGAGCACGCAACCCGCCGTCATTCCTCAGCCCGCCCAGGAGGCCACCATGCCCGATGCCAC